GTCGTCAGCCAAAGCGTTAAAGACCCGCCGCGACTCCTGATTCCTGTCGTCGTGCAAAATGCCGACGAACGGATCGTTCCAGTCGTGCTGGCAAATGGGCACGGCTCGGGGTTCTATGTCGGCCACCGACTCGTTGCTACTGCCTACCACGTTGTCTGTGATGAGCAATATGCTCTTGTGGACGGGGTGCCCGCCGAGATCGTCGCCTTGGATGAGGCTGCGGATCTTGCAATTCTGCGTGTCGAGCGGGATTTAGGGTACTCATTTTTTATCCGTAGTCCGCGGTTCGCCGAGCCTGCATGGGCCAACGGTTTTGTGTCGTTGGGCACCGGGCTCCTCGATTTTGCCCAGACAAGCGGGCACATTTCCAGCATCATCACCGATGGCGACGGTGCAGCCCTATACGACGGTGGCGTACACTTCGGCATGTCTGGGGGTCCGCTCGTCGGAGAAGACGGCTATGTAATTGGCGTGGTGTCGCGGTCGCCGCCTGCGGGGATGGCGATGAATGTGACCTTCCTGATTACCGCCTCGTCTGACCGACTGGCAGAGATGCTTGCTGATGTGACACCTGATAGCCCCGCCCTTGAATTTCCTCGGAGCGAATAAAATGCCGATTCATGCCATTGAAGAGGATTTATCCGCCCATGCAGCCGTTACGACCAGTGTGCATGGAATTGCGGATACTTCCACCCTGTATCGGGCAGGAGGAACTGACGTAGCAATCAGCGATGGTGGAACCGGGCAGGGTACGGCACTCGGGGCCTTTAATGCACTCTCACCGCTGACGGCTGCCGGGGATTTGCTTTACAGAAGTGGGACTGATAATGTTCGACTCCCTGTCGGTACGGCGAAGCAAATTCTTCGGGTGAATGCCGGGGCCAATGCACCGGAATGGGTCGATCCTGAGTTAGTGTATGTCCCAACGACAGCGGATAAAGCCGTAAACGTCGTGGCGGATACCGTGATCGCTACAAAAGATGTGACGGGAATAGTTGCAGGCAATCAGATAATTGTGGAAGGTTCTTTCACGATCCTCAACAATAGCGGTGCCACTAGGGTATACGTCATAACTTTGGATTTTGATGCTCGATTCGACATTGAGATCAGTACCGGAGCTTTGGCAGCTTCGGCCACATTGGTCCATGTTTTTCGTTTCCGGGCTGTGTTGGATGTTCGATCGGTCAGTTTGGCGTATATGACCATAGATGTGATGGGGCAACTCGCAGCGGGTCTCGCTTCGGGCGGGGATACCGTGATGACCGCTACGTGCCTACGTGGCATGGGGTGGGGAACGACTGCTAGCGACGTTACTGGCACTACGACAGTGGCCTTATCTGTGCGATCAGCCAATGCCGCAGCAACGCAGACGCTAAGGCTCCACCAATTCTCTATCCGTAAGCATACCCCCACTTAAAGGAGTTTTTCGATGGGTTTTGAAGATCGTGGTGAGCCTGTTCGTCTCGAATTTTCCAGTGCCGATGTGACCATCGCCGCAGAGATCACTCTCTGGGACGGCAACAGCATTGCTCGTCCGCTTGCTGAGGAGGAGAGGCTGATTATTCTGTCTCTCTCAATTCATGCTGCTGCTGCCGTTACCACGCTGGCCCTGTTCGATGATTTGGATGAGGATGGGAATGTGGATGCTGGCGAAAAGCTGTTCTACAAATCTGTTGCTGCCGCCCTCGCATTCTCTATTAGCTATGAGGGCGAAGGTCAGTCTGCCGGTAAGGGTCGTATGCCAAAGGTGAAGGCCGGTGTGGCTGGTACCGTGGATATCACTGGAAACGGCTACATTATCAAAGGGTGATACATGGGCGTTCAATTCACTGAAAAAGACCTTTTCTGGGCTCTCAAAATTCTGTCCGGCTGGTGGAGAATAAATATGTCTTGTTTTGCCGATCGTGGTGAGCCTGTTAAGTGGGAGTTTACGAGCAGCGATGCCACCACGGCTGCTCCCATCACTCTATGGGATGCCAACAGCGTTGCTCGTCCGCTTGATCCCGAGGAGCGTCTGTTTCTTCTGTCATATACCGCCTCCCTTGAGGCGGGCACCACTATCGTATCTCTGTTTGATGATAAGGATGGGGATAGTGTCGTGGATCCGGGAGAGAGGCTGGCCGAATTTGGCAATCGGTCTGGATTCCCTGTTCCAATTAGCGGTGCTTGGAACGGCGAGGGGCAGGCGTGCGGTAAAGGCCGGATTCCGAAGATTAAAGCTGCGGCCGTGGGCGAGATCGCTATTTCTGGTAATGGCTACATCATCAAGGGTTAATTTGTGATTCCTCGTTTCACAGGAAAAGAGCTTACCAAATTCCTCCGGCAGATTGCCGCTGAGGCTCAGACGCTCTCCGATGAGGGCGATACGGTCACTAAGGCCGAAGCTCTGGCTAAACTCCTGTGGATGAAGGCCCTTGGATATGTCGAAGATCGCCGGGGCGATGATGGCAAGGTCAAACAGATTATCCATACTCCTGAATCATGGGCGATTCAGTTGATCTATGAGCGTCTGGAAGGCAAAGTCGCCCCCTCCGCAGGCGAAGAGGGTGGGAAGATCAGTGCGGCCGAGAAAGTGTCGGATCTCAACCGCAACCGTATAAACGCAATGGCTGGTGCAGGAGCTACGAAAAAGACTCTTCCACCAAAACTGCCGAAAAAGAAACAGGAGTAATTTGGCCGCTGGCACATACATGGTGAAGCCGGAGCTTCCGGCACCGTTCCCTTCGGTGCCGGAGTTATGGCGTTGTCCAACCACCGGACTATATGTGCCCAAGGATCCAGACAAGAATCTAGAATGGCGAGTGAAGCTGCTTCGTGAGGCTGAAGAGGATGAGCAGCTTCAAATTGATCTGTATACCGCCTGCAAGCAATCCATTCTTTTTTGGATTAACGCTTTTGCCTTTACCTTCGTCGTGAAGGAAGTCGATGAAGCAGGCAAGGCTCGGCAGGCTGAGAATCAACATCTGCCCTTCGTGACATGGGAAATTCAAGACAAACACATCTTGGAGATCGAGAAGGCAATTGATGGGGGCTACGACCTTCTCACGGATAAAACCCGTGAGATGGGTGCTTCGTGGAATCACATCGTCACGCTCCACCATCAGTGGCTTTTCCGCCCTGATAGACTTTTCCTTGAAATGTCCCGCGTCGAGACCGACGTGGACGGTGCGGACAATCCCCGTTGCTTGTTCGTCAAGCATGACTATATAAATCGGTGGTTGCCTGAGTGGATGCTGCCTCGGATCGAGCGGACGCGGATGCACATTATCAATAAGGATAATGGTTCCCGCATCGACGGCGAATCCAGCAATAAGGCGGCAGGCTCAGGCGACCGGCGGCACGCTCTCCTGATGGATGAGTTTGCCAAGATGGAGAACGCGGAGAAGATTAAAGCAGCTACCCGCGACGTGTCAGCGTGCCGTCTCGTCAATTCGACTCCGTGGGGGCCGGGCACAACCTATTCCAAATGGCGTATGTCCGGTCAGATCAAGGTTTTTGTCCTGCCGTGGTACGAGCATCCTGAGAAGGGTCGCGGTCGGTTTGTTGAGCAGGATACGAGTACCGGCAAATACCGAATCAAATCACCGTGGTATATCGAGGAGTCGGCGAGGCGGTCTCCTCAAGAGATGGCCCAAGAAATCGACATGGATCATATCGGATCTGGCGAAGTATTCTTTGAGGGTCACATCATTGAGGAACACAAGCGGATGTTCGGCCGCAAGGAAATGTGCAGTCGAGCAATCGACTTCCGAAAAAAGGTGTCTCTCGATGCGATCCCTGCCATTCTTCTCCGCAAACAGCGTGAATTTCTCCAGATCAGCCCAACCGGCCCTCTCCGATTGTGGGTCCATCTTATCAGCGGCCGTCTCGATCAGACGAAGAATTATGTTCTCGGGATCGACGTGTCCAAAGGTCAGGGAGCATCTAATTCAACGCTTACCGTCTTCTGCAAAGAGACCGGGGAAAAGGTCGGTGAATGGGCTGATGCCAACACGCCTCCCTACGATTTCGCTCGCATCGCCTGTGCTATTGCTATGTGGGTGGGTGGAGCGTCCAACGGCGGCAGACCGTTGATGATTTGGGAGGCTAACGGTCCCGGCTGGGATTTCGGCCGCGAGGTAGTCAAGAAATTCCAATATCCGTACTACTTCATCGATAAGGCCGTGGGAACCATCAATGAGAAAGCCTCAAAGCGATACGGCTGGAATTCTAATACGGATAAGAAAGAAGTCGTGTTTGGGCACTATCGTCGTGCTTTGGCTCACGGCGGATTTATCAATCCTTCATTTGAAGCTCTGGATGAGGCGTTGCTTTACGTCCGCCTGCCGGACGGCGGGCTCGGCCCTGCGGCGTTAGTCGCGGAGACCGCAGCCGCCCGCAAGGTTCACGGGGACCGCGTGATTGGGGACGCCCTAGCTCTATGGGGTTGCGGAGATGTGCCCAAGGCCAAATCGCAAGGCCCCAAGGCCCCTCACAAATCCATCGGTGGTCGTAAGGCTGCGTGGATGAAAGCCAAGAAAGCCGTTGCTGCTGGAAAGACCTTCGATTTCCGTTAAGGATTAGCCATGCCGACCGAAATCTCACCCCAAAAGCTGAACGAGGCCGTTGAGAACGGCGTGAAGCGGCTTCAGATGTTCCGTGCTTCTCGCCTGATGTTTCTCCGGCAATTCGTGGGGCAATACTACGACGCCGCCCACGGCAATATTGGTAGCGAACCGTTGAATCTGATTTTCAACGCGATTCGTGTGCTGGTCCCCAGCCTCGTCTTTAACTATCCTGAGCATGTGGTCGGATCACAATTCTTGGCGTATCGCAATTATGGCGACATGATTGGGATGGCCCTCTCTCAGCAGGATCGAAAGCTGAAGATGCGGGATATCTACCGTCGCTGGATTGTGGATGCTATCTTCCAAATCGGAATTCTGAAGACAGGGCTTTGCGATTCAGGTTCGGTGATCGGATTTAATCCTGATGATCGGATCGATCCCGGTACCGTTTATACGGACAACGTGGACTTCGACAATTTCGTGTTCGACCCCAACGCCAAGCAGATTGACGACGCTCTCTTCATCGGCGATCGGATCGAGATTTCACGGAGCCTCTTGCTGGACTCAGGCAAATACGCCAACGATATAGTTGAGCGTATGCCGCGTTCTAACGGAGAGCCCGCCGACTACGATCGGGCTGAAAGGCTGTCCGCCAAAAACATCAATTACTCTGAGACCGGCGATCTTGAGGATAAGGTCGCGGTGTGGGAATTGTGGGTTCCCCGGGCTAAGGCGATCGTCACGATCCCGGCCGGGGGTGGATTCAGGACGGATAAATTCCTCCGGACCCATGATGCGTACGGTGATGACAGCGGGCCGTACACGTATCTGCGACTGACGCCCCCGGTGCCGAATAATCCGCTCCCGATCTCGATGGTCGGTATCTGGCATGATCTTCACCTTGCCGCAAATAAGATGGTGAAGAAAGTCATGGAGCAGGCCGATCGACAGAAGGATATTGTTGGTTACAAGCCGTCTGCCGCTGACGATGCCCAAGATGCCTTGGAAGCTGGCGATGGCGAGGCAATTGCCATGCAGGATCCGGATGGGGTCAAGACCTTCTCATTTGGTGGGCAGCAGCCGTCCAATGAGGCTCATATCCAGCAACTTCAGATGTGGTTCAATATGATGGCCGGTAATCCCGAGGGTATGGCCGGGATCTCCATGAACGCCAAGACTGCATCCGAGGCAAATATTCTTCAGGGCAATGCCCAGATTACTCAGGACGATATGAAGGATCTGGTTTATTGCGGTGCATCCGAAGAGGCTCGCAAGCGTGCATGGTATCTGCACACTGATCCATTGCTTGAAGTTCCGATGATCCGCAGAGTGCATATTCCTGCTCAGTATTCTGGCGGCATGATGATTCAGCCCCCGCAGGAGAAGGAGCTTCAAGTTTTCTTGACGCCCGAGGCTCGATGCGGTGATTTCCTCGACTTCGCTTTCACGATTACGCCTGAATCGATGGGTCGCACCGATCGGGTGAAGCGGATGACTCAGGCGGTTGAATTTGCAGTTAAGATTCTTCCGGCTGCGGCGACAGCGGCTCAGACGTGTGCGATGATGGGCGTGGCATTCTCGTTCCCCCGCTTTATCACTCGTATGGCTAAAGAGTCGGGGATTACGTGGATGGACGAAGTATTCTTCGATCCGGAGTTTCAGGCTCAGATGATGCAACTTGCGGCTCGCGGCCCGCAGATGGGCGAATCCAAGGGGCAGGCAGCCCCGGGCGGTCTTGGGCCAGAGATGGCCCAGAACGGCCAGCCGCCGGGCGTGGGGGCTATGCAGACCCCGGAACAGGAGCAGCGGTCGTTTGCACAGCAGGGAGCCGCCCCGGGGCAGGCTGACTTGCCCGTGCGTCAGGGGTATTAAAATGCCTGCAAAGTATCTGGCAATGAAGGGCAAATTCAAGAAAGCCGGTCTTAGTGAGGATGCGGCTCAGACTAAAGCTGCGAAGGTTTACAATTCGCAGCGTAAGTCTGGGGAGCCCGAGCTTAACGGCAAGGAATATGACCGAAAAGTGAAACGCAAGCGGATGGAAAAGAAAGCGTCTCACGGTTTGAAAAAGGCGTTCCCGGATTATTGAGGAGAAACCCATGCCTCTGTATGACTATCGCTTCATTGATGAGCCGGGCGGGGCCTTCACGGAGGTTCAGTCTATACACGCAGATGCTTTAACTATGAAGGATGGGCGTCCGTGTGAAAAGACCATTCAGAGGCCGAATGTGAGAACCAAGTACGGCGAAGGAAGCGGAACCAAGCCTATTGAGATGCTCTCAATTGCCTTGGATAACGAAGATGAGATTGATGAGTTTCGCAAGCGAAATCCCGGAGTTGAAATCTCCGGCGATAGGCGAGACAGGAATTTCGGTGTCCCTATCGCTACCTCGCGTTCTGAGAAGCTCCGGATTCTGAAGGCCGAAGGATTCGTGGAAACAAACTGAAGTTTCCTTGCATTCTTGTGGATGTGAGGTATACTTAGATGCTCGTTGGGCCTACCCCGCTATTCGCGGCAGCCCCAAGGGAGACCGTAATTATGGCAGTTGACGAAAGCACCGTGACTTCGGGTAGTGATGCCGTCGAGGCAGATTCGCCCGCTCCTCCCGCTCCGGCGGTGGATCGGGCTACGCTCGTTTCTAAGGTTGAGAAGGGGCTCGCCGCCCTTCGGGCCAGCGAGACGGGTACCCGGGATTCGGAGCCAGAGCCGGAAATTGAGGAGCCTGTGGCGGATGCCGAGTCCCCCACAGATGACTCAAATGATCCTGCTCCGGATGACGAGCCCGCCGATGGGGATAACAAGCCCTCAGAGGATGAGTCAGAAGATGAGCCGAAAGAGGAAGCGGAGCAGCCCCAGCCTAAGCGTAAAGGGCCTACCCTCCCTGATTCTTACCGGCGTTCATTGAAGGCGTACGATTGGAGTGATGCGGATATTGATGCCGCCCTGAAGTCCGACCCCGTGAATTTCACGCTGACGGCTCAGAGAATTCACGCCAACCGGAACGCCGAGCTTGCGAAGTGGGCGGAGATGGGTCGGGCTTCGCGGCCCGAGCAGGAGAATGAGGATCAGCCCGCCAAGACGGTCGATCGGCCCAAGCATCTCGATGAAAAGGGGTTGTTTAAGCCTCTGGACGTTGACGGGATGGTGGAGAAATTCGGTAATGAGGATCTGGTCCGGCAGATCACCGAGCCGGTCAATGAGCTTTTGAAGCAAGTGAATGCACTTCTTCCTGATCTCATGTCCGGGGTTCAGTCAATCAAGCAATCCAAGACGGATAATCTGGCTCGTCAAATTGACGGGTTCTTCGGTGGCAAGGATCTGAAGTCGTACGAGAAAATGTACGGCAAGGATGGCAAGACGGCCACGGATGAGCAAATTGAGAGCCGGAATAAGGTTCTCGAAATGGCGGATGCTTTGATGGCTGGTGCTTCAATGCAGCACAGAAAGCTGAGCTTCAATGAGGCTATGTTGATGGCTCACGATAGCGTGAGCATCGGGTTCAAAACGCAAGCAGTCCGCGAGGAAATTAAGAGCAAAGTTGAGAAGCGTGGCAACAGTGTTTCGCTTCGGCCCTCCAAGGGCGGCAAGGCTACAAAGACCGGGGCTCCGACCCGGCCTGAGCTTGAGGCTCGGGTAAAGAGCAGCCTTGCTGGCATCTTTGGTTCTTAATTCTTGTGGATTTGATGGGAGCAAGAAATGGCAGTTGACAATGACGCCCTTCTGGATCTGGTGGCAACTACGCTGAAGGATCTGCCGAAGGATACGTATGAAGTGATGTGGGATTCGCAGGCTTTCGAGTTCTGTAACATCTACAATTCCCAGCGTCGAAAGGTCGACGGGGGTACCAGCATCCAGCGTAACGTGGTTCTGGACGAACAGGGTAATGCTCGCTACCGCAAGCTGTTCGATACCGACCAGCCTTCGGTGGACAACATCCAGAAGCAGATTGATGTTCCTTGGACTCAGCTTGGCACGGACTACTCTTGGGACGTGCTTGAGATCATGCGGAATAAGAATTCCGCCAAGGGCTACATCGACCTGCTTGAGAGCCGAAAGATGGAGCGGCTGTGGGGTCTTGCCGAGTTGATCGAGGATCGCGGTTGGAAAACCCCGACTTCGGCATCCGACAAACTCTATCCCTACGGTATTCCGTACTACCTGAATTTTCTCGATAACGGCGTCACGGCCGGGGGCTTCCTCGGTAAGACGGTCCGCTATCAGGACGGTAGCACGGGCACTGTTGTCGCGGGGCTGGACGGTGCGATTGAGGCGAAGTGGCGGAATTATGCCGACGTGTATGTGAAGGTGGATAATGCCCTTCTCCGGAAGATGCGTAAAGCCATGCTTCTGACTCGGTTCAAGCCGCCTCAGATGGTGAAGGCCCCGGGCAACGATCAGCCGGGCAGCACTGTGAAGATTTACTGTGACGCTGATCGGGCAGTCGAATTCATGGATCTCGCTGATAAGCGAGATGACCAGAATACGCCCAAGGATCTCGCGGGCAAGGTGCTGGTGGATGTGGAGGGGGCAACCTTTTTCAATCGTCGGCCCGTCGTCTACATTCCTCAGCTTGACGGTGTGACTGAGCAGCCCATTTACTGCGTGGACTGGTCGAAGATTCAGCCGATTGTGCAGGACGGTTACTGGATGGTCGAGGGCAAGCCGATGATGGACAAATCCCAGCATACGGTTATCACGGTGTTCGTTGATGCCTGCCACAACAATCTGTGCATCAACCGTCGCACGGCCGGTTGGGCTCTTCATCTCGCCATTCCTGCCGCCTAATAGCGGCTGTTCAAACGCAAAAACGACTTGTAGGAGATATAGATGGGTACTTCTAGCGTGGTTAGCTTCTCTCAGGCTGGGGAGGCAGTCCGGCCCTCGGACAGTATTTGGAAGGATTGCCCCGGTGAGCGACTGAACGAGGAGGGGCGTGGAATCTATTTCCATGAGGATTTCACGGGTGGAACGGAAGTGTTCGCAGACGGCGGGCCGTTTGGCGGGCATTTTCAGATGACGCTTGATGGGGACGTGAGTACGATTCCCCACAAGGCAGGTGAATTCGACGGCTATCAGAGCCTTGTGACGGGTGCTACCGATAACGACGCGGTTGCTGCGTATACGCAGCCTGCCGCGAAGATTGTTCTCAACTCCGGCAATAAGGTCTGGTTTGAGGCCCGTTTGGAGTTTGGTGCGGTGAATGTCGATCAGGGGGCATTCTTCGGTCTCGCCGAAGAGGCGGCCCTGAGCCGCGATATTATCGCTGATAACGTGGCTGATCTGATCGGGGAGTCTCTCCTCGGTTTCGCTCTGCTCACGGGCGATCAGGACGATATCGATGCTGTGTTCAAGCTGGACGCGGGCGTGAGAACGGATATTCTCGCGGATGCCAACTTCTCCTCGGTGCTCGGTTCAGGGGCAGCCCGCCTTGTCGCCAATACGGAGCGGAAATTCGGTCTGAAATTTGACGGTCGAGATCAGATTCAGATTTTCGTGGACGGCATCAAGGTGCGTTCTCACCTGATCGGTCCGGCCAATTCTCCTGACAACAACGCTTTTCCTGACAACGTGAACATGGCCTTCGTGCTTGCGATCAAGACTGGCGGGGCTGCGGCTCGAACCATGACGTTTGACTGGGTTCGTGGTGCGTACGAGGATGGTCGGTAGAATCATCTCCTCTCTATGAGGATTGCAGTGGTACCTTTAATTGGGTACCACTGATTTAAGGAGCCACGAATGTCCGTCGAAGCTACGTCCGCATTAACGTTTAACGACTTGATTCTGGAAGTGGCTCTAAAGATGGGCGTGGCGTACTACGGGGTTAATGGTGACGCACCTGCTAGCATTCCTATTGATACGCATGATTTGGCAGAAGCCAAGCGGCACGTAAACGATGCTCTCAGGATGTTCATTTCTGACGCCCCGCCGAGTGGGTGGCGGTGGACGAAGCCCGTAGCAGATATTACGCTGTGGCCTAGTATAGTAGTAGACGCGGCTAAAACAGTCGTCGGTGGTGCCCACGTTCCTGCCGATGATTACACCCCTGTTACGGCGAATTCAGCCGTCTTTTTCCCGTCTATGGAAGAGAAAGAGATCGTTGTCACGGGACAGGGCACCTTCACGGTTAAGCAGTATATCTCTTCCACTGTAGTCCATGTCTACGGCAACCACACGTTTGTCGCATCCACGTACAGCATCGCGGCGAACGGAGATTACACGCTACCTCGAACGTTTGCGGGAGCCCTCGGGGGTACGCCAACTTTTTTGTCGCAGACGAACAGGGCAGCGATGTTGGAATGGACCCATGAAGTCACCATCCGTCAACTTCGGGAGAATAATAGCACTAGCTCCATCAGCATTCCTCGGCTGCTGGCGATCGATGTGTTCCTCCCGGCATTCAGCGTTCCCCCGGCCAGTGCTAGGCGTCGATACAAGCTGATGGCGTATCCAACGCCCGATCAAGTATTCATCATTCAACTTCCCTACGACCTACATTTTGATGAGCTTACGAGCGGTGCAGAAGTACCACCTACTCCGATTATGCACGATGAATCCTTGCGGGCTGCTTGTCGAGCTATAGTGGAAAAAGATGTAGATGAAGTTTCTGGGCCAGATATGGCGTACTACGTCAAATGCTTAGACAACAGCATTAGGGTGGATAGTCGGTCTGGTCCACGGAAATTAGGGTATTTCGGCAACGGTCCTCGGCACGGCTGGTATGGCTGGAATATCCGCAATTTCCGTGATTTCATGTACGTACGACCCAATGTGATTTACAACCCGTAGAAATAGGAGATGAGCAATGCTTTTTGGTCCCGACAATTTTTTGACGCATGTGAAGCACACGGTTATGGGGGGCGGTCGAACGTCCCCTCATGGTGAGTCTGTGCTTGACTCAGGATTTCTGGTGGATGACTGGAAGCTGTTGGACAGCCTTCCTCTCGCTGCTGGTGCTACGTTTGGACTGGACGAAGGGGGTTTCCCGGCTGTGACCGTGGAAGATACCTTTGTCTCTCTTGCGGCTCTCGGAAACTTCGTTGTTCTGGCCTCATCCACGATTGAGAGTACGGGGGCAACCGTGCTTACTGGGGATCTGGGTCTCAGCCCGGGTTCCTCTGTCGTTGGTTTCCCCCCGGGTACTGTGAGCGGTACGCAGCATGTTGCCAACGGTACTGCGGCTGCGGCTCAGGTCGCCCTTACTGCTGCGTATCTTCAGGCACAGGCGTTGGAGCCTACACAGGATTTGACGGGGATTGATCTTGGCGGGCTCGTTCTCGGGCCGGGTGTGTATTCCTTCTCCTCATCTGCCCAATTGACGGGAACGCTCACGCTTGACGGCGGCGGTGATCCGAACGCTAGCTGGGTGTTTCAGATCGGCAGTACACTCACGACCGCAAGTGCTTCAGTCGTTGATCTGATTAACAGTGCAAGTGCGGGTAATGTCATTTGGCAGGTTGGTAGCTCTGCTACTCTCGGCAGTACCACGGATTTCCAAGGCAACATTCTTGCACAGGCTAGCATTACGCTGGTGACTGCGGCTACCTTCGTCGGCAGACTTCTGGCTCGTACCGGAGCGATCACGTTGGACGCCAACGTGGGCACCGTTACCGGAGCTTCGCAGTCCGGCGGTGGCGGCGGATCGGCCGTTGCGACCGTTGGTTGGATGGTGCCTCGTGATTACGACGAGGCGACGGATATCATCGTTCTTCGCATCGCTGCGAAAATGACCGGATCCACCGACACGCCGACCCTCTCGGCTTCCGGCTCGCGTAGGCCGGTTGGAGGGGCTGCGGTCGCTATGGTCGCGGATTCTGGTTCTCCATCCGATGATCTGAGTGCCACGGCACGCATCATCGAGATTTTCTTCAAGGGTCAGGGATTGACCCGGGATCAGCAAGTCCAGTTTACGCTCACATCCGAGGCTCACCCGGTCGATGAGATCGAGTTGCTGGCTGTCGGGGTCGCCTATCACTCTACACTGGTCTCCTACAATCAGTACGACGCCGCTCAGGTTGCCCTTCGCTAATCAGTCTTCGGGAGCTTAGATATGGGTCAGTCTCAAAATCTAGTGTTCCCTGTGCGTGGCCTTAGCGAAAGCGTGGGCTATGACATTCAACCGCCCGGAACCACGTCGCACGGCTCCAACGTGCGGGGTTTCGATTGCCTCCTAAACCGTCTGCGGGGCGGACGCCGGGCGGGTCTGAGTAAGTTTTTCCCTAATCAGATTAACGGCTCAAACCCTATTCAGGCGATGGCTAAAGCCGTTAGGAGCGTGGCCTCAACTATCACAGCGGGTATCAGCGATTCGGCTGCCGATCGCGTGGTGGGCACTCCCACAGACCTCGGCTCTAATTGGGTCTCTCATAACGCCGAATCCGGGGCGGGCACCGGGGCAGGCGGCGGAGGGGATGATCCATGCAACGGGATCGGTATTCACGCTAGCGGGTTCTCCCTCGGCGGAGCCGGAACCACTATGCGATACTGGTTGCTGGTGGCTCGTTTACCCACCACCAACAGTGTTACGGCCACTTTTCTCGCTGCCCCGCAGGCCACCGTCACTAATTTCAATCATGGTGGCGATTTTGGCACTGCTAATAGTAGCTGTCAGTGTATGGGGCCTTTCATTCGAGGCAACGTCAACACCTTGACCTTTATCGGGGCTCGACTCGTTCGGGCCACAACTGACACTACGGTTAAACTTCAGATTTTTAGAAAGGTAAACTTCACTGCTAACGCGGTAATTTTGGCAGAGGGGCCGACGCTTACACTGAACGGTGGAGCCGTCGAACAGAACGACATGATTCTGTCTCTATCAGAATCAGGTAATGTACTTACTGCTCGTCTTCAATGGGCGGGAGGCGGAGCATCCGGCAGTAATCTGGATGAAACCCTGTCCGTTACCACGGCCTTGAGTGCAGGGGATACCCGGTCTGGTGTGGGGTTATTTGGGCTAGATGCGATCTGGGCGAATGCCGTAAATAAGCGGATTGTGACGAACATCCAGCTTTCCACGATCACCACTGTCCTGCCCGCCGTCCGTTACAGTATCTCGCACAACGAGGCCGGGACTCTTGACTATTTCATCCCATCAGGTTTTACTTCCGCTCGTCGGACAACCGCCGGGGTGCTGGCTTCTCAAGTAGGCCCATACGATAGCAACACGAACCCAAACCCATTGTCGTCTGTGTTTACAGACACGGCATCCTTCAAGGGAGGAGATACTACTCCTGAAGCCGCCGTTGGATTTTTTCGTACCAGTGCTGCTGATGGACCTTTTGACGTAGATTTTTCTCTGAAGCGTGGCGTAAGTTCCGGACCTAACGGCGTCAAGGCTTGGATGAGAGTGGATGCTACGTTTGCAAATGGTATCGAATTCGATATGTCCATTAGCCCGAGTACAGTAACGTCGGGCACGTCTAACCAGAAAGCCTTTGCCACTTGGATCATCAGGAGCATAACTAACGGTGTCCAAACACAGTTGGCTACTGCAAACCTGTCTCTAAACACGTCTGCTTCAGAATCCGTTTTTAGAATAAGTGACACGGGTACGGCTATCACTCTTTCAATTGATGGTCACTTAATCGTCGCTCACACCATCTCCACTTTCAATGGAAATCCACAATTCGGACTCGCTCCGAAACACAGCGACTCAACCACGGACACGGGCATCAAGATCCTTCGGTGGCGATTGCGGCCGGACGCTAATTTCGCGGTAGCATCTCCCACGTCTGAGAGTACCCTGATTGTAGCCTCGGGCGGGACGATCTCTCGGCTGCGAAATGGCACGGCTCTGACCATCACAAACGGAGCCAACGCCATGTCGTCGGCTCTGCACGTAATCCAGTTTCAGCCTGCATACAATCAGGTTTTTATGATCGATGGAACGCGATCTAGGGTGTATAATTTCGAGACCGATGCGATTACGGACTGGATTGCTACGGCTGGCACGCTTCAGCAGGGTGCCCGTCTAATCTGCTTGTACCGAGGCAGACTGGTACTTTCTGGTGTCGTATCCGACCCTCATAACTGGTTCATGTCTAGGGTCGGGCATCCGTTCGATTTTGACTACGGCTCTCTTCCTGCTAATGATCCGATTAAGGCAGTGGCGGGTAATAACTCCGAAGTCGGTCTAATCGGGGATATAATTACTGCCCTGATCCCTTTCTCTGACGACGCTCTCCTCTTTGGTGGCGATCATACGATCTGGCAGATGACGGGAGATCCCGCCGCAGGCGGAGCAGTGGATCTCGTCTCTGATAAGACCGGCATCGCTTTCGGCAAGGCGTGGACCAAAGATCCGAATGGCACTCTGTATTTCATGGGTACTGATGGGATCTACAAGTTTAACCTTGGCGGCAAGCCCGAGAGCTTAACAAAGGGACGGATCGATGTTCGATTCCAAGGCGTCAATCTGGATGAGAATAGGGTATATCTGGAATGGGACTACATCCGCGAAGGCTTGATGGTGCAAATCGTTCCTATAAATCCGGCTGTGGCGAACACGTCGTTCTTCTGGGAGCGGCGGAACGACGCATGGTGGTCGGATTCGTGGCCTGCCGCGTATGGTCCGACGTGTATGCTTGCCTATGACGGCACCGCCGCGAGCGATCAAGAATTTCTGATGGGTTGCTACGATAGCTATATCCGCATGATTGATGAGGAGGCCGCAGATGATGACGGCGTGGCTATCGCAAGCTCGGTTCGCTATGCTCCCTTCATCGCAGAGAGCCATGCCGTAGAGGTTTTGCTGAATGAAATTCTGCCCGTTCTAGCCGGTGGTAGTGGGCCAGTAAATCTTGAGATTTTCAGCGGACAATCCGCAGAGGAATGTGCTATGCTAGCCAATCCTAGGGTTCGTCGATTGCTCTCTCACGCTGGCAGAAACAGGGCCGCACGAAATCGAGTCAGTGGATACGCGGTACAAATCGGGCTTTCACATACGGGTGCCTCTAGGTGGGCTGTGGAAAGCATGACTGCAAATCTCTCAGGTGCGGGTAAGCCTGCCCGCGAAGTCACGGAGAGCTAAAATGGGCGTTGACAAAGGCGGTAAAGGGGATCTTCGCCAAAGGCGAGCCCTTCAACGTCTGAGCCAAGATCCTTTTGGGGTTCTCGGAATTACCGAGGGAGACGGCATCGTTTTTGGCGTCGATCCGAGTTCGATTTCTATACTCTTGGCTACCATTTCGGGGCTCGACTTCGATCCTGCTGATGGCGGTCTCCGGATTGCAAGCGGTGATAGAGGGGATATCACCGTTTCCGGTGGCGGAGTGGTGTGGACCATTGACCCTGATGTGGTGACGTTCGCAAAAATGCAGAATTCATCCGCAGCATCGGTGCTGGTGGGGCGTGGTTCGGCAGCAGGGGCGGGAGATTTTCAGGAAATTACGCTCGGTGCTGGCCTGACAATGACAGGAACCGTCCTCAGTACCTCAGTTGTCGGGGTTACAGACGGAGATAAGGGAGATATCACTGTCTCTGGCAGTGGAACGATTTGGACTATTGACCCGGATGTAGTAACATTTGCGAAGATGCAAAACTCGTCCGCCGCATCGCGTCTAGTCGGGCGTGGCTCAGCGGCAGGAGCAGGTGATTTTGAAGAGATCACTTTAGGTACTGGTCTGACAATGACCGGCACAGTGCTTAGTTCAAGTGCCACTGCGACTCCCGCTGGGACCAATACTCAGGTTCAATTCAATAATAGCGGAGTTTTTGGAGCCGATTCAGGGTTGCTCTATCTGTTGGCTCAAAACAGACTCATAGTAAATTCCGCAGATCCGGGATTTGGGCACCTAGTAGTCGGATCGTCTGCTCTCGGTGAATACCAGCTAGTTATCAGGGATAGTGCCGGTAATTTCGCTATGACGACCGGCGAGAACGGCACTACCGGTGCTCCTACCATACTTCTTGGCGATTCAGATGGGAGCTACGGTGGATGTGCTATCACTATTTTTGATATGGGTACTCCGGCCGTTCAAGTCAGTGTCCCTTTAGGAACGTGCAAGATCGGGGATACTCTACATGGTTTTGGCAATAGCACAGCTTTTGTCGTAGACGATGCACTACAAAAAACTACTTCCAATGTCAAGCATATTGGCACCAAATATGTCGCCGTTGACGCCGCAGCCGAAGGCTTCATTCTCAAAGACACTCAGGCCACACCGCACTATTGGCGAGTCACCGTTTCAAACACCGGAGTTTTGACTACCACTGATATTGGTACGACGCTCCCGTAAGGAAAAACCATGCCTGCTCCCCGTGGCTACGGCCATCCTCGGAACAATTATGGTCTCGGCCCCAGTCGAGGCCCCCGTGTTGTTAATACCCGATCTCGCGGGGCTCCCGGCGGTATGCTACCTACTGGCGGCTCTGGCGGGGCTATCTCCTCTTCATCTGGTGGCGGATTGAACATCGATGAACTTCTGCGGCGGCTTCAGGAGGAACAAAGCAACGCTAATAATGCCGGACTCGCTCGATATCAGAGCCTTCTAGAAACTGTTGGCGGGGCTCAAACATCGGTATTGGGACCGGGCGGCACCCTCGATCGGGCAGATGAACTGACTCAGAATATGGGGCAGACCGCCCGTAGGCGTATTGCTGATTCCACGGCTCAGCAACTTGGCTCCTCGGAGCAAGACCTGACTAGCCGTGGTCTGGGTAATACCACGATTCGCTCGAATGTCCGGCAGGGTATTCAGGCCGGAGCCGAGCAAGCGAATCAGGCGGTGGATGAGCAAGTGTCTACGGCCCGAGCCGGTCAGCTTCAGCAGCGAGCCGGTACGCAGATGGATTTTGCTCGCCTGATGGGTGATTCGATCCTGAGTCGAAACGATCAGGGGCCGGATATGGGGATGTACGCCAATCTCCTCGCTCAGCTTTCTCAGTCCGGCGGGGCTACGGCGAGCGGAGCGGCTGCCCCGACTAGTTGGCAACCCCATATGGGTCCGATGCCCGGTGTTTATTGGAGTGACTATCGCGGCCCCCGGCCCCTCTAGGATAAACCATGCCTGCTCCAACCCCCATCAATATCCGGTATGGCAGTGCTCTCGATCTCGGACAATTGGCGTCCGCAGCCGGGGCCGCTTCATATGGTCTGTCTGAGCGTAACCGCCAAACGGAACAGGCTCGTCAGCAGTACGAAATGTGGCTACAACAGCGGGCTCAGGATATGCAGTTTATGACCGGCGAGATGAACCGCCGATCTGCCGAGACCATGCAGCGTAATGCTCTCATGGCTGGCGGCGGTGCTTCGCAGGAGCCTACGCTAGTGGAGGCGGCAGGCTACGCCCCGCGTCGGGCTGCGGCCCAATCGGCGGGGGCTATGGGCTCTGCCCGTGGACGGGCTGCCTCGCCCATCTCGCTTCAGGCGGAAGAGGCGGCTGCGGGTGGCGGCGAAATGTCGCTGGTCGAAAACCAGCCGGGCGGATCCGGCTATTTCAGCCACGAGGGCAGGATTTACAGGGTCGGCCCGAAGGATGAGGGGCAGACCGAGCTTCGCCCCGGTCAGGTTCAGGAAGTGCAGGGCACAGGCGTTCGTGGATCCCGTGATATCATACCGCCGGGCGGCGGATCGCAATTGGATTATCTGCGAGCCATGCAGGGCCAGATTCCTGATGATGATTGGAACGCCCTGTGGGTTGCCGCCCAGTCCGGCCAATTGAAGATGGATCAATTGGTGGACGATGTGCGGGCTGCCAAGGCGAAGACTTCCGGGCGAATGACTGCCGGACAGCGAACGAGTGAAAATCTAGGCGTGGAGTCTCAGCAGCTTCAGCAAGTCGCCCAGCTTGGAAGGGCCGATCAGGTCGCCTATGCTCGTCGCAAATATGGGATGCAAGATCCTGATATTTACAGTGATGACGATGCTTTGAATGCTCTGCAATCTCGCGTTCGTCAGGTCGCGGCATTCACCCAGCCCATCACGAATTCCAGCGGCCAATCGCCGACCGGCGGCAATCCGATCCGCGTCAATTCGCCCGAGGAGGCTCGTCGTCTGCCTTCGGGAACCCTGATCCGAGATCCGCAGGGTAATATCCGGAGGGTGCCATAATGCCTGTTGATCCGTGGGCAGAATTCCAGATGGTAAAGACTCCGGGCGTGACGCCGCCTCAGCCTACCGCTCCGCCTTCGGCAGACCCGTGGGCCGAATTTCAGCCCGTTCAATCTGCGGCCCCTGCTCCTGTGGCTCCGGCCCCGGTTGTTCCTAATTACGAGGAAGGATTTTTGCAGGAGCTTGAGCAACTGCGGATCCACGCTCGGCGTCAGGGTCTTCCTGATGTGCCGGTGGATGCCCAGATCGCCCTGCTTGACCAGCACCGGCGGCAAGTCGGATTGCCTCCCCTGCTTCGGCAGGGCGGGGAAGTCCGTGAGGAGCAGATTCGCCGGGGTTCTGCGGATAATTCCGTGGCTGAGCAGTATTCGGCCGGTGTGCTTCGCACACTGGGTAGCACGGGTGAGAGCCTCGTCGGGCTGGTGGCCCCGGAGACGGCTACAAAGCTAAAGCAGCGTAGCCGGGAATATTACGGGGATCCCGAAGGTGTGGCTGGCGGTGTCGGCGAGGCTGTTGGACTTGTCGGCAAGACGGCTGCCATGATTGCCACGGGTACCGGGGCTATCGGTCTCGGTGCTGAAGCGGCTGCGGAGGGTATCGGCGGCTCTCTTCAAGAGACGGCCGAACGTCGGGGCGAAGGTCAGCAAATCAGTACGGGGCAAGAGGCTGCGGCTGCGGCGGGATCTGGAGTTATCCAAGGAATCTCGGGCTATATCGGCGGCAAGATTTTCGGTCGGATCGGGCAGAAGCTCGCGGGTGTCCCGGGCCTTCAGGAAGTCGCCCGATCTCAGGGTGTTCCGGGTATCATGGCCCTGATTAAGAAAATTGCTCCTGAAATGCTGGCCGAAGGCGGCGAGGAGGCTGTCACCCAATTCGCTCAGAATGTGGTGAACCAGCAGACTATCGCTCCGGAGACTGAGCTTTCTCAGGGGGTTGCAAAGGCCGGTGCCTACGGTGCCGGGCTCGCTCCGATTCTGGGCGGTGTGTCCGGCAAGGTAAATGCCGGTGGTCGGCCGCAAATGACGCAGGAGCAGTCCCGGGCCAAAGCTCAGGAGATTGCGGATGCGAATGTGGGCGGTACCACCACGGTCACGGTTAATGGTGAGACTGCTACTTCAGAGAAACCTGCCGCTAAGCCTGCCCGCGTGAGCAAAGCAGATATTATCGACTCCATCCCCAACGATCAGGCGGATAAATTCGCTATCTCGAACGCAATCGAAAGTGAGCCCGGCGAGTTTGTGCGTATAAACGTCACTCCCGATGACTTCGATCAGATTCCGATTGAGAACCTCAGCAAGCAGAAGGTTGAGTCTCTGGCGAAATTGTCTCCCGAGCAGGTGGATAAACTCCTCCCTCCCGTCATTGCAGTGGCCGGGGAGGGGGGCAAGCTACGAATTAAGGATGGGCGGCATCGCCTGTTGGCGGCTGCGGCCCGTGCCCGTGCGGCAGGCCAGCCTCCGGGTGCCGCGACCTTCTCCGCCGTGGTGCCGGAATCGTGGGTTTCAGCGAAACAGGGCGTTTCACCGGCTGGTGAAGTCGCCAAATCTCCTGAAATGAAGAAGGCCGGGCGGGGCCAGCCGAATGAAGCTGTGCGTTCGCAGGCTGCGGAATACCTGAAGGCGTCGGGCGTCAAGGCCGAACCCGATGTGACTGATTACGTCCCGGTGAATCCGGAGACCGGCAAGAAAATTGCCGACGCCTACGAGACTGCGAAGCACGAGCCGAACAATCCTGAAGTGAAGCGAGCGTATGATGCCTTCAAGCAGGAGACCAAAGCCCAATGGGATTACCTCAATAAGCAGGGTGTGAAGTTTGAGCCGTGGAAGGGCGAAGGTCAGCCCTATGGGCAGAATTCGTGGGTGAATTTCGGGCCGAAGGGCGAGGCGAATAGGGCTAATCCGGCGAAGACGCAGTACGCTGAGCAGAAGGCTACTCTGCTGCCTGCCGAATTCTCTGCCGGTGGCGGAGGCAAGCCGCCCGTTCCGCCTGCGGGCACGAATGATGAGGGCCTGCCCGGTGACGCCGGGGAGCCTAGTCGGCCTGTCGGCCCCGGTCTGGGGCGGCGTCTTTTCAGGGGTGCGGCCAGTGTCTTCCGTGATCCCACGAAGGGGCCGCTGGCGGATCTTGAGAAGCGGATTATGCAGGCGAAGGGTAAGACTTCGCTGACTGCTATGGATGCTGACCGGGTTGGCAAGGCATTCAATCAAGCGGCAAAAGACTCCGCAATAGACCCCAATTCTGCCGACGCCCATCAGATCATTGAGGCTCTGCTCCGTGGCAAGGGTAAGCCTGAAGGCACAAGCTCGGATATCGCGGGCTGGGCTGCTGGTGCCCGAGTCCAATTGGATAGAGAGTCGAAGAATCTCGCCAAGAAACTCCGCGAGGCGGGACTCCCTGCTCAGGCAAAAGCCGTCGAGGATAATCTCGGCACATATCTGAAGAACGTGCCAAAGGAAACTGTCTCGCCGACCGGCCGGATGAAGGATTGGGCAAAGCGGAAGCTGGCTCTGTCCCCCTCGTTTGGCAAAGTGAAGCAGGACAAATTCATTGTCTGGGACGGGAAGAAACCCCTCAAGAAATTCGATACGCAGGAGGAGGCAAACGCTTTCCTTGACGAGCAAATTAAGGTGCGTAAAGAGGGGCTCATCAAAAAGGCGGCTACCGAGCGTACGCCCCCGGTGACTGAGGCGGATCTGAAGCGAAAGGCTGCCAAGGGCCTGCGGCTCACTGATCCGATCAGCGAGGAATGGCGGGCTGAGCATGAAGTCCACGATCCTCGATATCTGGTGGCTCGATCCATGATCGAGACCCGCCATAATTCGGAGATGATCGATCTCTTCAAGTTTGCTGGCGAGCGATACGGCGAGCAGGCCCCCGAGGATATGAGCGGGGAGGATATCGAGGCTTGGGCCGAGGATAACGGGCTGGAACCCCTCCCCGAGAGCGGGCGATTGCACGCCCTGAAGGGGGTTTACGTGCCCAAGGCGGTCGCGGACCGGCTGAAAGAGCATGTCCGGCTGCCCAGCGAAGTCGAGCGGGTCTATCGTGCCGCCCTTTCCGCATGGAAGGCGAGCAAGACGGTTTATAACCCGGGCACCCATGTTCGCAACTGGCTAACCAACGCCCTTGTTTTCTCTGATCTAGCTGATACGTCTCCGGCGAATCCGAAGAATTGGCCGTCGTATAAAAAGGCCGTGGAGTCGATGAGCAAGCGGGATGAGATTTTCCGCCGGGCCGTGGAGAAGGGACTCATCGGCAACGAATACAGCAGCACCGAATTGAAGGCGATTCAGGAGGCATTCCGTACCAACGAGAATGTGTTGGACGCCCTGTTCACGGCTGCGGGCAAGGCCCATCGTCAGGTGTTGAAATCCTATGATGTGGGCGATATCATCTTCAAGCTGGCGACTGTCCACAACAACATGCGGAAAGGCATGGATGTGGATAGGTCGATTGCCGACGCCGACGAGTGGTACCCCAATTACGCCCGGGTTGCGAAGATTACCCGGTTCCTGCGGAACACGCCGGTCGGGGCTCCCTTCGTTTCGTTCTTCGATCAGTCCGCTCGGATCGCGGGCAGGGCCGTCCGCCGGAAGCCGCTGAAGGTCGCCAAGATCGTCGCTATGCCCCTGATGCTTGAAGCCTTGTCGCGGGCATTCATCGGATTCAAGGAGGAAGAGGATAAGCTGGTCAATGCGGAGAAGGGTGCTAGCGAATTCGCTCGAATGCTGACTTCGCCGATGGTGCCATTCAGGGATAATGATGGTCGGGTGATGACTCTGGATCTGCGGTCGATTCTTCCTCTCGCCAACGACCTGATGCCGCAGGCTCGCAATGGTAGCACGATCATCCCTTGGATCTTTTCAGGGCCGTTGTCTAACACCGTGATTGAGCAGCTTTCGGGTAAAGAGAGGTTTACCGGCCGCAACTTCATCAGGGAAGACATGACCACGGGGGAGGCTTTGCAGGCCCGTGGGAAGCGGGCTTTGGACACCCTCGCTCCGGTGCCTACCGCCCTCACCTACGGCCGCGAGCGGGTTGTCCGGGCTGCCGAGGGGCAGAGCGAAGAGAGCCTTGGACGGGCCATCCTAGGGGCACTGGGGGGCGTCAACATCCGAACCCCTTACATTGCGGAACGTGTGGTAAAGAAGGTGATTCAGAATATGGTGGGCGATCGTGAACGGGAGGGTGCCCGTTCCGTCCTCAATGAGTGGAATGAGACGTATAAACCCGGGGATCAGCCCAAGCTGAAGATGGATAATCTCGTGCGAGGAATGCGGGTTTCGATGAAGAGGAGCAAACATGAAGCGAGAGACAAAGCGGCAGAAGCAATCCTCGCCGGAGACGAAGCCGAGGCAAAAAGGATCATCGCTGAATTCAACAGCGATCGGCCCGAGCGGCTCACAGAGCTTCGGCTCGAAGATGCCCGGCGGCAATCGGAAACATTCCAACGACGCGGCAAAGAGCGTTGATTGTGCCAAGATGGAATTGGTGGCAGAGGTAGTGGTCGGTCGATATTTCGATCACTACTTGGAACAGGTGTTCCCAAAGCAGATTGAGCAGATTATGTCTGCTCACAATGATTCAACATCCGCCCACGGGGGCGTGTTGGAGCAATTCAAGAAACTGAAGTGGAGCCTAATGGGGGTCGCTGCCGCTGGCGGTATTGGCGGCGTCGGTCTGACGAAACTGCTCAGCCTGTTCGGCGGCTGATATCGTCTGACCCCATACAAACTTGCCAACGTGTTCAGGCACCGGCTCCCGCTGGTGCCTGTTTTCTTTATAGGATTTGTAGGTAATCAGGGCGTTGTGCATGATCGGCACCGTGAGAATGCCGATCATGCCGTTATGATCCCACCACCATTCGCGGTTCATCGCCACGTCTAGGGTCAACTGCGAGAGTCGCGGCTCGCTGGCAAAGTGTAGCTCGCTCAAATCGCAGGATACAATTCGGTGGCTCATGCTCCGCCCTTTCTGCCGAGGCTGGCGAGGAATTCATCTACTTGACGAGTAGATACGAAGGTCTGCCCGCCCTCCACGGTGCTTTCAAGAAAAACCTTTCCGCCGCCCCGGATCTTCACACCCTTTTTGATCCAGTTATAGACGGTCTGACGAGTGCGGTTGATGCCGGTCTTTCCCAGCACGTATGCCGCCGCTGCCTCGATTGTCATTCTACCCTCGTCCATCAGTCCCTCCTCCTGTCAATCCATCCGGCGAGGAAATAGACCCCGACCAGTATTACGCCGATCGCTAAGGTCGTAAGGATTACCACGCACAGGGCCGGGATCCACAGCCACCTTTCCATGTCCCACAGCATTAAGGTCTCTCCATACGTTAATCAGTGAGCCTGCGAAGAACAGGATCGAACCGACTAAGAATAACAGATTTACGATGTTCACGCCAATGCTCCTGCGGGTTGTCACCGTCGTACACTCCCTTCCCATCTTTCTTCCCCACCCAATTCTTCCAAGGGATTGAGCCGAGGCCCACAGTTAATCTGTAACTATGAGAATTCTCATCTACTAGCAAAGCCAAAAGCCAAGTACGTCCATGTCTGGAACGTACCTGACAGACCCAGCCGGGCAGACCGGACGGCGGGATCGAAGAAAAACCCCCGAATACACGGACCCTACCTTCTCTGAGGGATTGTTTACAGGAAGCTGAAGCCAGCCGCCCGTAGATTTCTTCCACCAGATCCGTCCGTGTGCTAATTCTGCCGGGGAGCATTAGACTCTCCAACGTCGCCATCTCGGTCGATATCAACGTTCAGCCTCTTCTCAATCCAATTGACATGACCGTAGGCGAAAGCCATTCCGCCCAACACTAGCCCAATCATCGACAGTAAGGCAAAGATCCAAAGATAGGCGGCTAGGATAATGTGCAACGTCCACGCCCCGACCGCGATCCCGCCGAGAGTAATTGCGAGCTTGCCGGGCACCACGCCGTAGACTGATCCGATGATTGCTACCACGGCCAACACCGCACACGCAGCCCCAATCACATCGAGAATTCCGAAGTCGGCGATAGTCGCTTTGCTTGTCGCTTTCTTCGCCTTTTCCTTGACTGACTCCCCCACGTCCGCCGCCATATTTCGCCCGCAACCCCGAGGGCCTGCACAGGAAAACATACAGGTCCCCACGGCAATACTGACAGCCAGAAGAACGCTACGCCATTTCATTTGGATCCTTTCTTGAACCGGCTACGATGGTATCTCTCGCCCGGCCCCATCTCCATGATTTGATGGTGCGGCGTACCATCCAAAACTACGGCTGCGGAAATAATCGATCGCCGCTTGAAGTGCTTACTGTAGACGAATGATAAGCTCTTTTCATCGATCCCGCAACCCACATCAATCCCAAACATTCGAGCCGAGGGGTTGGCGAGCCAAGAGACTCCCCCGGCCGTATGAACGTGGCCGATTGCGACCGACGACAACATTTTCTGCATCTGATTGTAGGCCGGATGTAGGCCACCGCACCCCTCGCCGTGGCTGTAGTAGCAACCGTCAATCACGAAGTCTTCGGCCCATTCCCATCGAGGAGTGTTCCAGACTTCGGAATAATTCCTGACAAAGCGGCTGGGAATGTTGACCGATTCGGCGAGCCTAATTACCCGCCGGTCGTGATTCCCGATGCAGACCTTCATCTTGGGAAACGCCTTGACCCAGCCCCGCATCGCTTCGTATGCCTGCTCGTACTCATCCTTCGGCCCCGGCATATCGGGGACGTGGGCGTGAAAGCTGACGGAGTGGAAGTCCAGCACGTCCCCAATATGAACGATGGTGTCGCAACGGTGCTTGTCCCGCAAATCCCGGACGAACGCGAGGTACGCCGGGTGGACCGAAGGCATGTGCGTATCGCCGATGATGAGTACCCGACTCATTTGCTCTCCCTGATGGTCTTCAGGACGTTGCGAACGATCGGCCCCAAATCCAGATCCAGCATTTCCTTGGATCCGAACGGCTCAAACGTCTGAGCGTTCAGCACCCGCAACCCCAGCCACCGGGCGACGAAGAATTCTGCAACGGCTCCGGTTGACTTCTCCCATCCGGGGAGGAGGGCGATTGCGTCTCCATGCTCGGACCGCAGGGACAGCAGGGCCGTTGTATCACGATCAACGAATTGACGGGTGATCTCCGGGCCGAGGGCTTCCATCGGGGCCGCATCCTCATGGAACCCACTATCGCGGTCCAGATCCGCCGGACTGATGGGCTCCCAACCCAGCGAAAGAGCGAGATCCCGAGCCGCATCAAACGCCGGAAAGTTGAATTTCTCATAGCCCCTCATGGGTCCAGCAATGTAGACCCGCCCGCTTCGTGGCTTGCTCAAGTGCATTACTCCTGTAATTACGCCGCCCTCGCAGATGAAGATTTGCTCGTCGTTACCCCCGATGATTAGCAACGCAGTCTCATCGGCTCCGGGAACCGCCGGATCAAAAGCTACCACCTTGTTCTCATCCCCGGCATCGCCGTATTCCGCGTTGACTTCGCTGGCTGTCTTTGTATGGTCAATCCAGCCATGCACACGCTTTGGCTTTGAGAGATTCTCGATAAGCTCCGATGCCTTGCCTGCCGCCCCGTTGGCAGACGGCCGATCATCGACCATCGTACCCTGAACCTGAGCATCGAGGATAATGCCGAGGCTGGCCCGAGCATGGGCGAGATGGTGGATCCCGCTATCTGGGGCGTTCTCCTCACCATCCAACCACGCCAGAACGTGCCGCATCACAGCGTCAATATACACGGTAGCCGCCACCGTGGCCCGACGCCAATTGTACGGGGTGTATTTCTCAGCCCCGTTCCGCATCGCCAGTGATTCGAGGATCAGGGCGGACGGAGGAATCAGGTGGAGCATCGGCTTTTTCCGGCCGATCGCATCCTTCGGATTCGTGCTGGGGCTTCCCGAAGACTCGCTCATAATTCTCGCTCCATTTCTTGTAGTCAACACGGCGGTATCTATCGCCTTTACCGGCCATTACTCGCTCCGATCTAACGACTCCACCCTGATCCGAAGCTGCTTACGAATTGCCTCGTCGGTGCGATAAACCTTCGTCTTCAGCATCTTCACGGCTTTATAGTAGCTCATAGCCCGGTGCCAGATGTTAAAAGCAAAAACGTTTACCCACTCTCTCTCTTCTCGGGTCCATGCTCCGATGGTGGTTATTGGTGTGGCTGGCATTACCGAGTGTCCCCGCTCCCGCCAATCACTCCACGCTTCGCACGGTCCATCAGTTTCTTGACGTTCTCAAGAGCCACGCGGCAAAGGCTGAAGCCGAGCCATTTGGCAAGTCGAGAGATGTACCAGAGGCAGTCGCCAAGCTCTTTCAGGACGAGCATCTTATCTTCCTCAGACCAGACCCCATCCTTATCCCGGTAAATCTTGCCAACCTTCTCCGCAAGCTCGCCTGCCTCACCGTTCAGCTTCAAGGCGTAATAGACGACGGCGGGCATATGCTTCGCCGCATCCGACTCCGTGGTGTCTGTTACCGCCGCCTCAGTATCGTACTCCGCAAAGGTTTCCATATATACAGGCACACTCCCTTTTCCATCCCAGCTTTTACTTGGCAAGGTATTTCTCCCGTGCCTCTTTGGTAAGACCGATGCCGGTAAACACTCCGACGATCTTACCGCCGATGTTGTCTTTGACGTGCCGCACACTAGACAGAGTGAGCAGCAAATTGTGGTTGAATTTCAGACGCATCCCGCCGCTCAATCCATGCTCGCGGCCCCAGTTACGCCACACATCGTATACCACATCATCCTGTTCCTTACGGTGACTCCCAACCTCGCAGCAGTAATCCACAAACTGCGAAATGGGCGAGGCGTTGGCGGCGAATTTCTTTGCCAATTCCTCCGATGATTCCGGGATCGTGAAGTACCCCTGCCGGGTCAATCGATCGAGCCCCTCCAAAGCCCAGTTAAATATCCCCGGAGCTTCCGTCGCCAGTTTGTCCGCCAATTGGCGATCAGGCTTACGAGTCTCCGTCTCGAATTTCTCGGTGAAGGCGAGGGCGAGGGTTCGCCGGGGCAATGCACCGCCACTGTCGGGAAGGTCGGGTAGATCATTGCAGGCGAGCGTGATACGGGCGTAGATGTGTACGTCTTCCTCCGCAATGTGCATCCTCCTAACCATCAACTTCGGGTGTACGTTGCCGGTCAATTCCTTCAGCCGTTCCATAATCACTTGCTTTTTCGCCATCGGGTCTAGGTGGGCATCCCCGATGCAGGCCCAGAGCTTACCGATGAATTGGCCCAAACCGTATTCCTGACCCATGCCCATCAGGGATGGGTGGCAGACCTGATTGGATCCCAGCATCGCCTCAATCGCCCCGAGCAGGGTTGTCTTTCCTGATCCCGAAGGGCCGTTAAAGACCATGAATTTCTGCTGATCCGTTTTCGGCAGGATCAAGTACCCCATCCACTCCTGAAGCAGCCTTATTTTCTTAGCGTCCCCCGGCAGGATTTCTTGGATGAATTTCTTGAACAGCGGGCAGTCCGCCTTCGGGTCGAAATTGTACGGCAGACCGTTGAAGGTGAAGTAGAGCGGTGAGAGAGGCAGAAGCTCAGCGGACTCCCCGGCAAGATAGGGGTACACGTCCAGCACCCCATTTGGGAAAGATACCAGCCCAGTAGGATGCGGCTCCGTACGGCCGTCGAGCCAGCACGGCGGCTCCGCAATAAGCGGGCATTCCATGAGGAGAGCATCGATGATATTGGTGATTTTACTTTTGTCCGCTTCATAGGGCTTCAGCACTATCCCACCATCCAAATTCTCCTCCATGTACGCCCGGCCCAGCAGCCATCGATAGAGCCCGCTACGGATGTATGCCTCCTCATCTACCTTCTCGTATCGTTCCCCATTAAAGCGGTACCATTCCTTAGCATACTTGCGGAGAACCGGGATACCCTCAGTCGTATGCTCCTCTTTCAGCCACCTGCTAGCGATGGAGACCGGCTCTTTGGATTCAAGGTTCCGATTATCGCTGATATCAGAGCCGTTGTGTTCAGCGTACTTGAGCAGATCCTCGCGGGTAAGGTTGTGCTTTTGCTTCCACTCCCGCAGATCCTTTACATCGGCGGGCGGCAGGAATTTCTTGAGCTTGCAGCAATTCTTCAGGGTCTCAAAGACCGCCTCCATGCCTGCCTTGCCCGGGTGCTTGCCATCAGCCTTGAGATCGTTCTCACCGATGATATACCATTCGCGGCCTTTAACAAGCTGCTTCAGGTACCCGAGCCCGGCCAGATTCGAGGGACGGCCGACCGCCACAAATCCAAGGTCCATCGCCACGGCCGTATCTGACGCCCCTTCCACGAGGATCCCCGGCCCCGGGGTTTCGAGGAGCGGGCCACCCTTGACCAAATGCCCCTCGGGTTTCAGGATATGGAGATGCCCGCCCGAGTCCATATCACCTTGGGCGACGGCTCCCTGTGATTCCCTGATACATTTAACCGCCTTTGGATTCTTGGGATCCTCGGCCGATAGCAGGCACCCATCAGGCTTGCCGCAGACCGGGCAGGGAACCCCGGCGTCCATTGTCCGCACCCAATTGTGCTTGCCCGGGGTATAGTCTTTGCTCCCTGTCTTGAACCCCGGTCGAATGGCGTAAACCAGCCCGTGTTTAGAGCCCGGATACATGACCTTCGTTCCGTCCCGATCTGCCCGCAGCGAGAGTCCGACGATATTTCCTTCGGCATCACGCTCCGGTATCACCCACCAATTAGCCGAGATCCTTTTCTTGAATTGAACCAGCGGGGCAAACCCCACTCCCAACGCGGAGATGCTGGCTTCCGTAACGCCGAGGGATTCCGCGAAATACGGGAGCATCCCGTACCACGGCTGCCCGACATTACGCAGAAGCTCCGCGTAGATTTTCGGCCAGCTAATTCTCACGAATCCTCTCCCAGAGTAGAGACGATAAAGCTGCGGGCAGACCGACAGACCGGCCCGCAGTGGTTGGGTAGAGGATTAAGCCTTAATCAATTCGAGGGTCTTCGTAGCGACCTGAGCCCACTCGGCGTTAGTCATCGTGGTCTCATCCTTGCCGGGGAAGAGAGCGGTAGAAGCGTCAATCCACTTCTCCGCCTGCGTGTCATCACTGACCGCAGATCCCTTATTCTTGGAGACGTGATCCCACGCCTGCTCCTGAGTCATACCGCCCCCAGTCTTGGGCGGACCCTTAGAAGGGGACGCAGGCACAGAGGGTGCCCCGGCGGCGGGAGTGGTCGCAGGGGATTGCGGGGCAGGGGTCTGCGAAGGATTTGTAGCAGCAGGAGCAGACTTCGGGGGGACGCCTTTTCCCGCAGGGGGCTTTCCCCCGGTAGCGGGCGGCTTCGCCGGAGCCTTGGCCGGAGCCGCAGGGGCCGCGACCTTCAGCATACCGGCAAACTTCGCGTCCAGATCCTTCAGGCCGCTGGTATCCATCACGCGAAGCGAACGATTCGGGGAGGCATTCTGCTCGTCAATTGCGGACGGCCGAATCGTCGTATTCCCCTGATACTCGTTCTCCTCCATCCAGAACATAACGGTCGCCTTGCTCCAATCGGTACCGCCGAGAGTAGCAAACGACGCCCCATCCCACCCGAGAGCCCGCTGCAAACCCTCAATATGGAACAGAGGCTTCATGGCCCCGGGGTTGGCCTTATCCTTCCCGAAGAGAACGAAATACCCCGTAGCCTGCTGCTCGTACGGCGTCCAATCGACCCAGCCGGG